ACCTACACTGGCTTCACTTCCGTGGGTGGGAGCAAGGAGTCAAGTCCTTCTACTACCTACGCTCCAAGAGTTTGCAACGAGCAGGCTTTGCTGGAGGAGTGGAGCAAGACAATACTATCGAAGCTCCGCACATTGAACTTACTAATTATGAGGAATGTTTATCTTGTCAGTAGTTAAAAAGGTTAGTTGGAATGATCTTGATCAATTATCTCGGGCAATTGGTAATGTACTAGGATATTTAAGTGACAATTCTTGTAGTGATCCAGACTGCTGTGGTGGCCCCTTTTACGACAGGCAGGACTACGTAGACGGAGTAGAACTTCTTCGAGATTATGGTATTGAATTAGATGAAAGAACAATAAATGAATGAGATTGGACTATCTACCCCAAGCGTAGGCTACAAACCCTTTCGTTACCCCTGGGCCTACACCTACTGGCAGAAGCAACAGCAGGTCCACTGGCTGCCTGAGGAAGTTCCTCTTGGTGAGGACATTCGAGACTGGGCCACTAAGCTAGAGCCAGAAGAAAAGAATCTGTTAACTCAGATCTTCCGGTTCTTTACACAGGCAGACATCGAGGTAGCTGATAACTACATGGATCGTCTTGCCCACATTTTCAAGCCGACTGAGGTGAAGATGATGTTAGCTGCTTTCTCTAATATGGAAACGGTACACATTGCAGCTTACAGTCACTTACTCGATACGATTGGTATTCCTGAATCGGAGTATCAGGCGTTCATGCAGTATAAGGCTCTAAAGGACAAACATGATTACCTGTCCGAGTTTAATGTGGGTACACCTGATGACATTGCAGTAACTCTCGCTACCTTTGGCGGCTTCATCGAAGGCCTTCAGTTGTTTGCTAGCTTTGCAATGTTGATGAACTTCCCGCGCTTCAACCTTATGAAGGGTATGGGGCAGATTGTTTCTTGGAGTGTACGAGATGAGTCCTTGCACTGCGAGGGAATTATACGACTGTTTCATCAGTACGTTGAGGAGCAGTGGGGAGGCACCCTACCGGATCGAATTGCACAGCGAATCACAAGTATCTGTATGGACGTTGTGCAACTTGAAGACCGATTTATTGAGCAAGCTTTCTCTCTTGGCCCAGTCAAGGGGATGGAGCCCTCAGATATTTCGAGTTACATTCGATACATTGCAGACTGGAGGTTGTCACAACTCGGACTGCCCCCAGTGTACGGAATTAAAGAGCACCCCCTACCGTGGCTCGCCCCCTTGCTTAACGGAGTGGAGCACTCTAATTTCTTTGAGCAACGATCCACCGAATACAGTAAAGCAGCAACACAAGGAGAATGGTCTGATGTCTGGAACCGAGTTGACGGAAGTAATCGAGACAAGTTTGTTATCGTATGAAGATAAAGTTCTTTTGCGACGAGGTATTATCTCAGAGCTACTCCCCTTGTTTGGTGGGGATAACATAGACGGTATGATCGTAGCAGCTACAAAGCTATGTGAATACATCGAGAACGGTTAAATAAAAAAAGGGCCCTAAGGAGTGATCCTCGGGGCCCTTTTCTTTTACTTTATTTCCTGAAGCCCTAGGGCCCAGTCTCTAGCGATTTGTAGTCTCGCTGTATTCTCTGCACAAATTTCTGCGTCAGAGAACGGGATAACAATTACGTCGTCAGAAAGGACGGTACCTTCACTGGTTGCGTCAGTACTTCCGGTACCTCCACCCGAGGGGGCGGCAGCGGATCGGCTGGCCTGACCTCTATCGGCGTAGCGCACGAGGCTAGCACTGTAGCGGCCAAGCAAACTACGATAAGCTTCATCTTGTTCAGCGGCATAGTTTCTGTACTCCTCTTCAATCCTATTTCTATCTTCTATCGCCTTCACTTCTGCCTCAGCTTGAGCAGCTCGTGTACTTTCTACAATTGCTAGGGTGTTTGATTCACATGCTTCCAACCGTAGGTTTGTAACGTAGTACATCGCACCAAGAAGTAAGGAGATACCGAGTAAAGCCAGAGTAACGTAATCACGAAAACGTTCCCATAAGCTTAACGTATCGGCAAGTATGTTACGCATAAGTTATACTCCGCATTTCGTCTGTTAGTTAACCCAGGTACCACACGACCACCAGCCCTGTTCCACCGCTTAAACTGTTGACACGCACCAAGGAAGTCCCCTTGGTTAAACTTGCGAGCAGCAGTACTACGGCAGTAAGCACCAGTACCAATGTTGTAGGCTAACGAAGTAGCAGCAGCTAACTGAGCAGGACGGTTTGCAAGGATAGGAGTACAACGCAGAACAGCGCTTTCATATCCAGCTACCGAACGATTCAACATGGCTAAGCATTCGTCATTTGTGTAACGACGCATAGGTACGTTAGTCTCACCATAACAAACTGTTTGAACCCCTACGATGTCACGATAAGGATCATTGCGCTTGCCTTCCCACTGTGCAATAAAGGGTACAGAGATAAGTAAAGCTGCACCCCCGATAATAGACGCTTTATTCATCAACAGGTTCCTCTTCTTTTGGTCCCCATTCTTTCCAACGTTGGTACATAAAGTAAACTATTTGCATACTTAACCAACCAAGGGTAGCAATAAGAACCCAATCCTGTAGGCTTACGCTGAACAGCGTGAGAGCTGCCACTGTAGCAGGAGGGGTGGATAAGACCCCCTCCCGCAGCATTTCCGTTCTGTTATCCACTTTATTCCTCATTAGTTGTAGGTTGCAAACCCAGAACGGGCAGCATTTGTTGTTTAGCATACTTGTAAGCCCATTCCCGAATTTCACGGACTGTAGTGGTCTTTTCTTCCATTGGCATAGCCCGCCACTCAGGAGAAGCCACCCATTCGCCCATGTACGCGCGAAGGTATTCACCCTGATAACGCTGCCACTCCTGTCGTTGTTCAGCAGTAAGCTTAACACGAGCACCTTCGTGCTGGAAGGATGCAGGAGCACCACTCACAACTACTTCAGAGCTAGCACGTTCAACAGCAGACAACTCACGAGACACATCATCTTGCAGGATGTCAGTATAGTTACTCATGCCTGAGGTGCTACGCCCTTGTGGCATTGTGTCACCATACACAGAACGACGAGCAGGAAGATCTTCACTAAGGCCAGGGATAGCAGAAGCTACTCGACCATAGATACGATCCATTGCTGAACCTTCCCCAGTTGTGACCCGTTTGATTGGGTCATTGACTTGCTGGTTGTACTGACGTACAGCAGCAGGGACAAACTGGCTAGCAACATTACCTGCAAAGTCTGCAAATTGGTTGGTGTCTTCTTCAGGATTACGCCCCTCAGTAAACAGGCTTGTGTACATAGACAAGTTATCTGCGTACACCTGAGAACCCAACAAGCTCATAAAGGCACGAGCACTGGCCCAAAGACCCGCAGACACTTCACCTTCATCTGCTACACCAGCATCGTAACGTTGACGAAGAGTAGCCACACCAGCAGCTACGTTATTGTCAATGTCCCAAGGAACCCAGGAAAGATTGAGAGCAGTAGCATCAACATACTGACCATCTTCAATGACAGCGTTCTCACGGAACCCACCACCTTCGAGGGCCTGTTGCTTCTGATAGTTCTGCGGACCTTGACCCTGAATAGAACCTTCTTCCTGTTCCGATGCCCCACCAGCCATCTCCCAGTAGTGGGCGATTAAAGCAGTCCCCATAAGGGCACGAGCAATAGCAGTGTCCCTGCGAGCACCACCAGCAGCAAAGTCTGCTTGGCTGTTCTTGTCAAAGATAGCAAACGGTGAACGACGAAGAGCTTGCCACAACAAGCGGTCAGTAACACGAAGGAACGGAAAGAGCATGTTGCCTGCAAAAGCAACGAACTGTTCACCAGCACTCATGTTAGGACGGATTGTTTTGATCCGCTCTGCCCAGCTACTTAAAGCTGAAGGAGCATCAACCAGCAGTACCTCGTCAGTCAGCCGACTGGCTTCCTTAATCATAGCAAGATCAGCGTTAGCTGCAATACTAGAGCCTTCTTGAAAAGCCTCTGAGCCACTGAATCCTTGCTTGTGTGCCTCACGTACACCAAGAGCGTACATGTGAGCATTATCATGGAACGCACGGAAGAACGTATCACCAGCATACAACGCATCAGAAACAAAGTTGATAGCCTTACCTACCTTACCAGGGAATCGAGCATCTTGCATCTCGATGCGGGCGCTGTACATTCTGTTACCATGGCCCTCCATGAAGGCATCCCAAGTATTCTTCCACGTTTGATTATCGAAGAGTGCCTTGGTTAATCCGTAGCCATGAGCAAGAAGTTCACTAAGGGTAGCCCCTTGCTCGACATCTTTACCAAGGGCACGAAGAGGACGACGAACAGCGTACTCTCCAATACTTGCTAACGCCTTCTCTTCTACCAAACGGCTAATCATAATAGCACTATCGTTAAAGTTCTTAGCGTGAGTACCCATACCACTTAGCATGGAAGCGTGACGAAACGTCAAGATATACTGCCACCAGTAAGGCTTAGTAATCTTACGAACCATAGCAGTAGCACCTGGAGTATTGCCAGTAGAAAGCAAGGCCTGTACCTGCTGAGCAAACCGCATGAACGTAGCTTCATCAGAGAATCCACTAACGTTGTTGCCACTTATCTCAGACAGTAAAGTATTCAGATCTTCAATCTTACGACGAGAGACTTGAAGAGCACGGACCATTGCAAGAGCACGGCCTACCTCAGCTTGGTTGCCAAGGATGCTTTCAGTCAGCGCCTTGTACTTACTCATAGCTACAAGATAGTCTGCCTTAGGCTGCCCTGAGAAGCCAGTCTCAGCCATCTGGTTAAAGAGTTCAGTAGCACGATCATTAAACTTCATAGCAAGCTGATCAGCCTGATACATACGAACATCAAGTTCTTCAGTTTTAAATTTTCTTAGACCCTTAGTATTGAACCCACGTTCGCGGGCCATAGCCATAGCTTCTTCTTGTGTCCTTACAGTCGGAACGTATCCATCCATAAGATCGTCAA